TGCAGCCATTTGTTGGCGCATGTTAAACAGCTCACGATCTTCTGCTAATTTTTGTTGGTCCATGGCTGTTAACGCAGCAGATGGTCCTTTTTCACCACCGGACCCCCAAGCAGATGCGCGTTGTAGCCCACTCATAAATGTGTTAAACGCGCCTGTGCGTTCATCAACCATACCCTGCATATTGGCTAATAACTCAGCAGTCTGAGTTGGGTCCATAGCAATGGTGCCAACAGGCGACAAACCTTTGCCGGTGGCTTTTACAGCAGCACCAGTAGCAGTGGGTTTTTCGTCTTCTTCTAAAGTATTAAGTCCAGGTGTTATATCTGCCATAATTAGATCTCGCTATCACCAATTCCAATTCCACCTAAATCAAATCCGTCATCACCAAAACCACCGCCGCCGCCGCCACCGCCGCCGCCCATATCAAAATCTTCTCCGGTATCAAGGCCGCCGCCACCGCCGCCACCGCCGCCACCGCCGCCGCCCATATCAAAATCTTCACCGGTGCCAGTATCAATTACACCACCACCGCCGCCAGTGCCAATTTTAACACCGGCGTTTTTCAAGAAGTCCATTAAACCTTGAGCAGGTTTATAGTTAACATCTCCTGGTTTTCCTTGTGCTGGGAATAGTTCTTTAAGCAATTTATCAGTACCGCTAATAGAACCACCAAGAGCAGAAATAAGAGAACCAATTTGGTTAAGTGGTGATAAGTTAGTAACGTTTTTAGTTGTGGTTGGGATCTGCATACTGCCCAGAATTTTAGATAGAGCAGATGAAGCAAAGAGTGGATCAGATTGTTCGGCTTGACCCAATTTTGTTAAAGTTTCAACACCTTGACTTCCTGATTGGCTTAATGCGTTTGCTGCTTGTACACCAACACCTTGAGCTTGTAACGCCGCATTCATTTGGTCGGCAAATAGTTTAGCCTGTGCGTCACCCATAGCCTTATTAACGGCAGTCTGGCCACGCAAACTTCCAAACTGACCAGAAGCAATATTGCCACCTTGAACAGGGGCTGTTATATTTGGCATCAGTTGCTGCAATGCTTGGTTTTGTGCTTGGAATAAACCGCCCATTGCGGTAGATGTGTCTGGGGTAACTTGTCCTGTACTACTAACTAACCAAGGATTAGCCGCACCAGAAGCAATTGTATTTAATGTTCCTTGGGCTTGGGCAAAAGGATTTGTGCCGCCTGGTTTAAATTGATCAATAGCGGCGCCAGCAGAAGTGTTTGCTAAAGTTGGGACTGTTGCAGCAGTAGCATTTTTAACAACGTCTTGTTGCGCGGCATCAAACCACGTTGGCATTGAGGTGGATTGGACCGCCTCGTTTGATATAAAATTAGATAAGCCAGCCATTATTTTTTCACCTTCTTTTTTGCTTCCGTTAGGTATCCCAACGCGCCTTTACTATCTGGCGGTAATTTTTTTGAATCTGCTCTACGTTTATGTTCACGAATTGTTTTTAAGAATTCGCTTAGTATTTCTGCACCACTATCATTACTACCATTACCTAATGATGATACAACATCTGCAGGAATTACAAACTCACCGTTTGCTAACATGGCTGGGATACTATCGCTGGTACCATCACCCTTACCTTTTACGTAACTGTTCTTTAACGAGTTTAAACCACCTTCACTAAAGAACTCAGGGTTGTGCCCAATAGGACCGCCTTCTTTAGCAGCCCTCCATTCTTTTCCATATGGGTAACCTGGCAATTCATAGTTTAAATTTTTTGGTTTAACTATTCCTGGTTTTAACGCCATAATACTAGAACCACTACTTAAAAATGGTGAGGTGCCAGTGTAGCTTAAATCATAAACACCTTGTGTAGAGCTGCCACCATTAGAAAAACCTTGAGGTTCTTGCTCTGGTACTGTACCAATTAAACTATAATTTGGATCTCCGGTTAACACATTAGATGTTAGTTGTGAACCGTATTGTGAGTTTAACATTAAACTAGGATCGGCTGCAGTTTCATTTGCGCCTGGTGTTGGTTTTGTTGGTTTAGCAATCTTACCTTTGCGAATTGTTGCAGCTCTAGACATTTTAGGAACACCAAATTTAACAGAGAAACCTGAACCTGATTTTTCATCAGGGGTTTCTGTGTATTCTTCTTCTTGGTATTCACCTTCGCCACTCATGTCAAAGTCTTCGCCGGTGCCTTCTAAACTACCTAAACCACCAAAATCAGTTGCTTCAGTGACATCAATAATTTCACCGTCTGGCGACATTGTTAGTGTGGATCCGTCGTCATAGGTATATATTAGATTACCGCGAGTGTCAGGTTTTTGATTTTCTAATCCATCCGAAACAATTTCTTTTGGTTCTGGAATAGGCGCGCTCATATCAAAGTCTTCACCAGTAGCATCTATTGGTGATTCTTCTTTGTATGGGTCAACATAATCTAATGTAGATTTTGCTTCGGTAGCCGTTGGTGACATGCGGTCGTACTCTTCTTGAGTAATTTTACCGTCAGCTAAATCTTGATCAAGTTCTTCTTTGCTAGGGGCGGGTAAAGATACGCCTTCACCTTGAACATCTTCTGCGCCAGTTACGGTAACAGATGCTTGTGGTTGATCGCTAGTTATTGTGCTTGCTGTTTTAGCGTAAGGCGATGGGCCAGATTGTTCTGCATCCACTTGTCCTTTAGCAATTGCATATGCTTCTTCCGGTGAAAAACCGTTTTGAACAGCGTCTCTAAATGTTTGAGACATTGTTATTTCATCAGAAGGTAAATTTGTTTCTACTGTTTGTATTGTTTCAGTTGGAGGTGTGTAAGATTCACTCTTATCAACTACAGGAGCAGTTCTATCATCTAATCCAGCATAATCTTTAATACCGCCAGCTATCTCGTTAGTACCAAATTTAACAGCTGCGCTGCCAATCATAGAACCTAATGCTTGAGCAGGATCTTTTCCTTGGGCTGCAGCAACTGCAGTGTTGGCAATTGCTTGATCAGCAAAATTTGAACCTGTAGTAAGATCAACTGGTAAATTAGCAGTGATACCTTGAGTTATAATGCTAGTGCCAATGTTTTGCGCTACTTGTAGTGGGTCTGCACCTTGAGCTAAAGCTGATGCCGTATTAAGCACCATGGCTGCTTCGGCAATAGTTGCACCCTCCCAAAGTAATGGGGCTAGTTCTGGGGCTAGTATAGCAACAGCAATAAGCGGTAATGCTTTAGCTGGATCATTAGCAATTGCTTCTACTGTTTTACCAACGGCTTGTGCTGTATCTTCAACAAAATTACCTATTTCTTGGGCAGCGTCGCCAATGGCTTCACCAACGGCACCAACCGCGTCACCAACCGCTTCAAACACATCTGATACAACTGCAACAACGGCGCCCATTACGCACCCATCCTTTCACCTTGCAATACAAGAGTTACTCGAATTTGTTTGCCATCAGTTGACTTTTGTACGGTGTATCCCATATTGGGGTTTCCTAGTTCTTGTTCTTCGCGGGCAATATATTTAAAAATATTTAAAAGGGAAGGATCAGAGAAAGTAGTTTGCAATCCAGTGAAACCATCTTCAATTGCTTTGTCTACAAACATCTTGCTGTTTTGTATAAAGTTTTCAGCGGTATCGGCATTAAGGGCGCGGAAGATACCAAACTCTTGGCGTTTTTCGGAAGGGTGAATTACAAAAACAGTATTGCCAAACTTATACAATCTAGCGTTAGGCAGTCCTAATTCTGCCGTAAAAAACAAAAAAACTTGTTTAAACGGATATGGCGAACGAGTGTTTTCAGCCGCGATCTTTACGATCATGTCTGTGCCTAGTTCTTCTTGTTTGCTGTCGACCATTTGAGTCATAGCTGTTCCTGTTTAAAAGGTATGATTCTTACATATACTAATGCAAAAATATTGTATTTGTCGCCCTAAATCAAGTAGTTGGGCCGTTTAAAATAAAGCTAAGGGCCGAGGCCCACTCTTGCCAGGTCTCAAACGCCTCCGGGTCTGGGACCGGATAGCTCTCAAATGTAGTGAGCTGGCTGATGTTTTTAGCGACCTGTTTCCAGTTATTCTCGGTGTCGTACATGATCGGCTCTTCGCTGAAATAATGCAGGAAGTTACCGTTCCAATCCTCCCAGGACATATATTCTGGGTTGATCGGGAAGAATGTTTGGATACTCACGGACGCTCGTCGCCGTACTCTGCCGTAATCAACAGGCGGCCCATCTCAAAGTTACCGTCAAGCACGTTGGACTCAAACTTTAACCTAACCTCACGATGCTCCACACGCAGATCAATCTTGCCGGTATCTGGGTCAAAGTAAAATGGCCCCGAGGCCTCTGTATCTCCACGGGCAAACTTACGGCCTAAAATAGTCATACCCATTGTGCCGGACTGAACAAAGTCTGGCTCAATACGTCTTAGGTGCATACGGCGGTTAATGCCGGTTGGGCTGTCTTGTGATGGTATGCCCCCAACCCAGCTAATGTCGCAGGTTGTGATGCTAGACGTAATGGCAAACTCTTGGTTAAACGTGATTGCGTTTGTGCCAAACTCATGCTGCCAGAGTGGGTATCCGCCCTCGATGTAGTACACTAAATTACCAGCGACAAGCGCCGGATTAAAAGCCCGGTCTACGGTGATTAATGTCACGCCCTCTGGATTAGTTGCTGTTATGGCGGTCGTAAATATGAATTGGCTAGTTACTACCTTATATACGGTTGGGTTACTGCCGTTGGATGTGGCAACGTAGTCACCTGCCCCAAACGTAATTGACGCGTCACCGTTTAAATAAATTTGGTTGGAATTTAAAGCTGGTTGGCTAGCGGGTTTGGCAATTACAGTAAACGGCGGGCTAAACGTGTTTATGTCTTCCCAGCTAGCCCAGATTGGTGTTGGGAATACTTCTGTTGTATATCCGCATGATCTGCGTGATCCAGGTGCGCTTCCAGCGTCGTACCAGATCTTATCCTTAACATTATAGATAATTGCGTCGGTGCACTCGGTAGCATCACCACGAGGATAAAAGAACCAGATCTCATTATACCGAGGTACTTTAGTTGCCCATACCTTTTGGCGTTGTACAAAGTTGAGGTTGTCAAATAGCCAGTTTACGTTTTTATCATTTGGCAGTACAGAGACCGTACCATTGTATAGGTAGAATCGGTCAACACCCATCCAGTAAAATATACCATCCATCTCAACAAAGCACGAGGATGATATGGTAGAGATCTGGCTAGAAATAATATCATAGCGCCAGTACAACGGATCCGCGCCGGTAAACGAGACACGGATCAAACTATCGGTTGCCCAGAACAATCCAGATGGTGAGTTAGTACCGCCACGCACCGGTATGCCCTTAATGATCTTAGACGAGGCCATGTTGACCTGGTTAGATGTTGGGCCATTCCAGTCGGTAATTGTCTGTTGGTTGTATGTCGTTAAGTCTGTGTTGGTCTCAACGTTGTTGTTGGCAATAAACCCATCTGAGCCATACACAAAGGTGTAGGGATACAACACGCACACCCCGCCGTCTACTACAATTGGACGATAGGTTGGGTTTTGTCCGCCAGTGTCTGCCAGCCCTTGAAAGTTCCACTGGTTTGAAGAATTTGGTAACAGCCCACCAGTTAATACTTGAGTCTGGATGGCGTTGTCAATGTTTGCTAGGTTTTGACCTGGGTGCGCCAATACTTGTAGTGACCCACCCGCAGGAGAATACTGTAAGTCAAACTGCCATAACAGATTTGGATCCGCCGTAAACGTTTCATCATACAAGGACACCGTTGTTGGGGTTCCGACAATGCTTGACGTTGTTACAATTACCGTAGTATTTGGCGCCGTGTACGATGAACTAATTACCGTTGTTTGTGTGGCGGCGTTATTATTAAAGATGACCTTCATGCCGGCGGGGAACGCTGCGGTGACATTGGTTGCCACAACAAACTGACTAACCGTATTAGATACTAACGTAAATGGTGAGTAGCCGGGTAAAATATTTACAGTAAGCGGACCACTGCCAACGCCAAACGTAGTGCCTGTTGTAAATACTTCTAAACCGTACTGGTTACCAACGAATACATAGTTAACGCCGTTAAACGAGTTAGCGATCATGCCGCGTGGGATGCCGGTAAACGTAGCAAACAGTTCACGGTAGCCGCCCATTTTTCTAGGCGTACCGCGTTGAAAACGGCACCATTCTCCGTCACTAAATTCGCGTGACTCAAATACTGTGCCGTCTCGTTTTATACCAGGTTGAACGGCAAGCGTGTAAACCAGATTATACTGATCTGGTACTCTGTTTTCTCCAGCCATTAGAACGTCCCACCACCAATTAACCCTGCGTTAAATGTTGCCGGTGTTGACACCTGTGGACTTAGCGTGTTGGTATTATCAAGCCTTAGCATATTAGTTGAGTTGGCTGATAGACCAAGCACGTTAGTTGCAACTAAGTACATACCCGTATTGGTGTTGCTAATAAACGAATGCGATGGTGCCGCGGCAGATCCATTGATTGCAAGAAACGTGTTGGTTGTTGATTGACTAATAACATATAAAAAGTTACCGTCGCTTAGTACCAAAGCAATTGCGCCGTCCGTTAAATTAATTGGTGTCTGCAGGCTGCCAGATACTTTGAATGTAACATTGTATGTTGGTTGACCTGTGTCGTTAACTAACACATATAGTTGTGTTGTGGCTGGTAAGGTAACGGCCAAAGTAGTCGAACGTGTGCCAGATAGCGCAACGTATGTCTGAATAATTGGTGCGTACGATACTAAGCTAAACGTGCCACCAATAATTGAGTCTACGTCATACGTCGCCGATGTAAATGTTACGTTAGACGGCACCCCCAAACCAACCGTAAAGAAGTTGTTGGTTGACTGCTGGAACATAATAAAACCAGACTCTGCCGGATTTATATCCAGTGATGCGCCGCCGTTAATTAATGACGCACCCTGCGGTGCAAATGTTAACGTACCGGTGCCGCTGTTTCTAAACGCAATAAACCAGCCGCCAGTTAAACTGGTTGCCGTTGGTAGGGTAATAGTATTGTTACCAGAGGTCCAGACAAATGTACTAGCACGGCTGGCGTTGGTAATGGTTGGGGGAGACGATACCTCGATAATGTTTTGTGTGGTGTTTAGTTGGCCAGAAAGCGCCACTAAACCAGCGCCGGCTAATGACGCGGCGTCGGCTGACGATGTACCAGCACCAAACGTAACGTTTTGCCAGACACCCGCAGAGCTTGAATTATTAGATAGGTAGAAGTATTTAGATACGCCGGCGGGAATTGAAACAGATCCGGTGCCTCCAAAATTTTGGACAGTGAACGCGACGGCGCCAAAGTTACGGATTAAAATATCCGCGCCGGTGGTGCCTTGGTTTGCCTCTGGCAGGGTAATTATTAAACTGGCGACAGATGGTGTGGCGTCGATAATACGAGCCGCTGGTACCTGCTGTGGGTTTACAACGGCTGGCCAGTATAGCTGTACATTAGCGCTAAAGCTAAGTGCGTAGTACGATACGTCGGTTGGCTGTACGACTGTTCCGGTAAACGGTGATGTAAATATTGGCATATATTATGGTTCCTGGACCGTAGTATTTCTATCAATACGACGCGAGTTGTCTTCCTTCTTCAACGCAGCTAATGACTCGGTGTAGTATCCCTTCCAGACCGGCAGCTTATCCAGCGCCTTTAGATAGCCCTGGGCCTGGAGTAATGTACCAAACAACATTGCCTGTGGGCACTCGCGCGTGAATAAGTTAGTCTGGTTAGAGGTGTCTAGCGGCTGGATTAAGCTGTAGTAAATAATTTCTACTGGATAGGCTTGGTTTGGCTTGGGCGCAAAGTTCCAGTTGTTGTAGTCATATTCTCCGTAGTACTTTGGCTGCCCGTTAGCGGATTCTGATTGATACTGTGCAATATAATCTTGTGAACGCAACAACACAGGCGCGCCGTTAACTTTCATAGATACTGTTTTACGCCAGCGCGCTGGCTTTGCTAAAACGTCTACATTGGTGGGTAATGTGGTCTCCACTACGGTTAATTGTAGTAGTGACTTTAACTCGGCAGCAATTGCTGACTCAGCCAATCCAATTAAACTAGGAATCTGTGCAACAAACCCGGCGTCGTCACGTTCCATATAACGCTGGACGTCTAGCACGAGATTGTCGTAGGTCATTACGTATGCGCCGCTCATCGTGTATAGTAGCTGTAGTTAGGTTGGAAGTAAATTGGCGACTTGTCGCGCTCTTCTTGTGCTGCGTCGTATTCTAATTTAACGGCTTGTTGTTCTAAGTAACCAATACGTTGCAAATCAATTTGTGGTAATTGTATTGCCAGCTTGTGTGATAGGCTGGCTTGGATAGAACCAATCCAACGATTTGGTAGGTATAACTCGTCAGTTAACGAGCCGACGTCTGGCATCTGTGTTTCGATGATTAACTGGAACACTTGATAGTTATTGTTTGGTACTGGCCACAAATACATGCGCGGCTCAATCAAACGATCATACCAATACTGTAGCGAACGTTGGCTTGGGAATTGTTTGTTGGGCAGGTTCCAATAGTCGTCACGGTTTAGTCGTGCCAATGGAATGACCTGTTGGCTCTGTGCAAACTGAATGGCACGCAACGAGAATGTTGCCAATGTGTTTCGGTTTTTTAATCTAAAGTAATAGAATGGCTGAGTGGCGTTAATGCTAAAGTATGCCCATTCACGATCGGCCAATGTGGTGGATGGGAACGACTCCCATACGGTCCAGTTTGTTCCGTCGTTGCTGACCTCAAAATCTAGGGTATAGGTTGCCGTTGTTCCTGGGCAGTATGCATTAAATCCAACGTAAAACAAACGTGTTTGGTTACTGTACGCCGCACCAAAAAAGTTATTACCTAATGAACTGGTTGCAAACAAATCGAGTGTATCGTTTGCGTCTTGGTCAAACAGGTTGACAACGTTTGGGTTTGATGTTGGCAATAAACCGCTGTACGATGGGTTAGTAATATAAACCCAGTTTGCCTCACGCACGTCAATCGTGCTCTCTGGCAACGAAATCCATTGTGCGTTTGTTGGGGCACCAACGACTTTGTTTTCTAACAACCACAGGTTAACACCGCGGTTAGATAGGTTTTGTAAAATATAATACAGTGCCTGTTTGCCAGCGTCAATATACTCGGGCGTGATCTCTTCTGCCGTTTTACCAGCATCACGATATGCGTACGAAATCAACTGATCTACGTTGATCTTGGTCTGGTTGATGGTACCAGAATATGACATAGATTAACGTCCTCTGCCGGATGCGCGTTTAGTTACTTGTTGCGGAAGGTTTGGTTTTGCCTTGCCGGCCTTGATAAACTCTTTGCCAACCTTTTTGGGGATGCCAAGGGTTGACTTACCAGCCGCGGCGGCATACATCGCCTTCTGTTGTTGTTTAGATTCTATCGGCATATTAAGGCTTGTATCCACGGTTGCGTTGTGATTTGCCAAATCCCGGTCCAAAAAAATCGGATAAGTTATAACCTTTTGTGCCCCTTAAGAATGAACGTGGTGCCATAGGAGCAGTACGTAATTGATTTTCTTGTGGGTATGCTAAACCAGAGTCTTGCTCAACATTAGGACGTTGAGCAACAGAAGGAGCTGCAGGAGCGGCAGCAGGACGGCGAACAGGAGCTTTAACTGGTGCAGCCGGAGTCATTTGATTAATTGGCGTATATAAATCGCCGTACTCATTACGCTGCATAGTTGATGGTGCGCCAGTTTCGTCACGTACAATGCTGTCCATTAGTGTTGGTGCTGGTGCAACAGTTTGACCTACGTCACGGTTATCCATAGCTGGAACGGCGTTTGGAATGTAGGCTTGTTTTTGGGGAATTGCTTTGCGCATACGAGCCATGATGAATGGGTCGGTGCGATCAGCACCACCTAAGTATGCTTCTTCTTCAGCAGTCAAAGGGCCAGTAGAACCACCAGTGTTAAACTTCTTAATTTTGCCGCCTTTTTTCTTGGCAACAGCTTCACGCTCTGCATCAGATACGGAGCCTTGTCCTTTTAGCGCAGACTTAGCAGCACTAATACCTTTAGTGATCATTTTTCCAGCAGCCCGAACCGGTTTCATAATCATTTCACGGTCTTGGGTGTTTTCCTCAAGGGAAATATCATCGACCAGCTTTTGTGGATCTTTTACTTGCTGGCCGTTACTATACTTTTTTACTTTACCACCCTTCTTAGCATAACCCATTTTGTTACGTACATTGGTGGGCAATTCAGCTAGTCCAGGATTTTTTTCTGCATCGACAGATTTTAATGATCCACCTGCATTACATTTTTTTACTGCACCGCCTTTATTAAAAAACTTAGGGGTGCTCATTACATCTTTAGTTGCGGCGCTAGGAGCGGCTGCTTTTTTGGGCTTGGTCTGCTTGACTTTTTTAATGTCATCCTTATCACCGGCGTCTTTCTTCATTTCGATAGCGCCGCCGGCTTTATACTTTTTTACTGTACCAACCTCTTTCTTCATCCGCCCACCTTTTTTGAGCTTGGATAGATTGGTCTTTTCTCCCTCGTGGGATTGTTTGTCGTGCATAGCTAATGCTTTCTTGACAACCTTCTTGTCTTGGGCAATATCTTTGCTCATTTCTTTGGACTCGGAATGACCGCCTTTTTTCATTTTGCCGCCGTAAGCCATGGCTTTAACAGAGCCGCCTTCTTTAAAACATTGCATCTTGGGGAGTGATTTAAAGCCTTCCATTTTGTATTTCCTCGAGGTTTATTGTTGAATAGGGTGATCAGCCCTTATATCTACTAATGCAAAAATACAGGGGTTTACGCCCCTGCTAAGAACAGTGTGCGCTCTATTTGACGGCGCTTTTTAAGTACTGGTGGGGTACTCCAGTTAAGGAACGCATCTCCAGCCTTGTGCACATTACCATCGTTTAGGTGTTTGACTACCTCAGAACGCATAATGTTGTTTGGTCCAATGTTGTGGCACAGGCTCATTAGGGCGTCAATTTGGTGCCTTCTAGGAATAGTGTTTAAAGCCGATTCCAGGGCCGTAGAGCACTTTTCTAGGTCACGGTGTAGGATACCCATTACTTCGGCTTCAGAAAGCTCTTTGTGAAGCAAATGGGTGTCTTTTTGGCGAATTAAATGCCCCACCCCAGTAGTCCAGTAACCGCCAGCATCTTGGTAAGCGCGGTAGCGCTTTCCTTCAAAGTGTTCTATTAACTCAACGGTTGAGTCCGCAACCCATTGGAATGGGGTGTGGGTTATAGCCCATTTAGCCAGGGGATCATGGAAGCACATTCCCCAAACAAGCGCAATCGCGCAGGCGTACACCGCCAACTGATGTCGTAGCATAACGTCTCCTTAATTTAGACTAATTGTACGGTCTTGTACCGTTCTTGTCAATAATTAAGGCCTGACGCCTTGGTTGTTGTTCTTTGGTGTTTGGCACGCTGATATGCGTCCAGGAGCCAAACTCTTCAATGATCTGGTCAAATGGTATTCCTCCATCGATGCAGGCCTGTACGACCTGTTTGGGGGTCAATCCGGGGACTCTGATATCGGCGGCACAACCTAGCCTATGCTGGCTAGTGTCCTTGCTACCAACAGAGTCGTTAACTGGTTTAGAGCGAAACGCTGAGTTTACAAGGATCGGCTTGTTAAGTAGCGATCTGACCTGTTCTAGTAACTCTGCGGTGCGTACTAGGTTAGCCGTCTCGGTGGCGTTTGGGGTGTTGTCTAGACCCTTGCGCTGTGCCACCTCGCTGGCGGTTAGTTCTTCTAGTGTAAAGTTAGGGCTTAGGTTCATTCTTGCCTTTCTTCATTTCCATGATCTTCTCCAGCGAACGTCCGCCGAAATAGAATGACATAATCAGCATGCCCCACTGACCCAAGAGCTCAACGTAGTTGTTGTTGACCTCAATGTCTGCGGCGCTCATGGCGGCGAATATGGTATACACAACCAGTATAAAGATCAGCGTCATTGGGCGGATGTTCTTGGACAGCCACGAGTCGCTTGCCATGTCGGCTTGCTGGCGCTTGGTAAGCTCCTGTGCCTCGATGTTGTCGGCGTTTAGCTCGGCTAACTTGCCCTCTTGCTGGAGCTTGATAAGTTCTTGTTGTGCCTTGGCCTTAGCCTCTGGGTCTGGGATCAGCTTGTCAATTATCTTAGTGCCAATGTCAAAGAGTGCCGTAATCGGGAACATTATTTCTTACCCCTTATGGCCCCACGTAAGGTACCAAGCAATGACACCAGCGACGATAAAACAGTAGAGCTGAACTCTTTTAATTTCGTGTAGGTCTTTGTTAAACAGCTTTTCATTTTCTTTTTTCTCCTTTAAGAGACGCGCTTTGATGACCTGTATGTCATCCCACGCCTTGGGGCCGTAGTTTCGTGTTACCTCGGCCTTCATCTTTTGCTCGAGGCGCTTGACTTCCTCGATGATTTTGAACTCGTCGAATGCCTTTAGTATGGTCTGGTCGACGTGAACCTTTTGTGCCCTGATGCGCTCTTGGGCGCGTTGCTGGGCTAGGTCGGTTGCTTCTTTTTGTACGTTGGCGATGCTGGTAGATAACTCCTTACTGACCCCGCGCGCGGAGTCAAGGGTGCTACCAAGAGATTTTGCTCCTTCTAAAAAGCCAAATTGGTCTGACATTATCCATTAGTGTAATTTTATGAGTAAGGCGATCATGGTCG